GATGTTTCCAATCTTTTAAAACAGATTGATGTATATCATATTCCCATTTACTATCATACCCTTTAGGTACATTAACTTTTTTAGGTCTAGGTTTTCTTGGTATTCTTCTAGGCATTATCCCACTCATAATTTTTTACAAGTTGCCAATACTTTAATATACTATTAAACATTTTTATATGCCTATCGTGTGATTCTAAATCCCATATGTGAAACAATATAATATTTGTATCTTTTCTGTCAATAAATATTGATACTCTTGTAGGACAATCTATTCCCATACCCTGAGCATAAGCCGAGAGTTGCATACCATGTTCATCATAAACTAATTTAGCAGGGTCTTTGCCTTCAAGATTATCTTTAGTTTTAAAGTCTATGAAAACATCATTAGAATATAAATCTATTTTACCACCATAACCTTGAGGTGCACAGAAAGAATCTTCTGCAATCCAATCGTGGTCAGTAAAGTTTTCATCTAACCACTTCTTAATAATTTTGTAAGGTTTAGTTTTCTTACCACCCAAAAATCCTGTTTCTATTTGACCATGAATTTTAGTTCCTTCTTTAGCTGCATTTAATCCTATACTTTTAGCATCAGACTTACATCTATAAATATAAGAATCTAATGATTCATTATCTTTTCTATTTAAAGTAATAGCAGATGTAATAGCTTGTGTAAGTTTCCAATTTTCTAATGCAGGTTTAGCAACCATACTTAGTATAGTAGTTACAGAAGGAACAAGTCCTAAACTTTTTGCATCTCTTAATGTGGTGTTTCTTTCTTTACCATTAGCACCTATTAGAGTATACATAGGTTCTCCCTCTTGGGTATACCAATGTCCTGATTCAGATGTAAACTTATTATAGTTGTCTAATTTAGATTTGTCAATGATTTCGTTAATTTTATTTGTCATTATGTTCTACCCACCTTAATTTTCTTGTGTCTGGAAGAAATAATAGATACTGAACATCAGCTTCTATTTGTTTTTTAGTTCTTGTTGTTCTTGATGTATAAGAATCTTCAGTTCTATAATCTCTTCTTGCAGTTTTTACATCTATTAATTTTATATTTCCTTTAGGGTCCCGAGTTACTAAATCAATAAACCCGTCACACCCACAGTTTTTAAATACTTCATAGCCATTATCCCACAGCCAAGTGACAGCATAAAATTCTGCAAGGTCTCCCTTTCTATTTGTTGAATGTTCTTTAGTGCGTTTCACTCCAGTTACCTCCTATTTTATATTCTCCTGTTAAATTACATCTCATTCTAAATTGTTGTGTTACTTTTTCTATACACTCCACACCTAACCTACCTACAGAATCTGCTTGAGATTCTTTAACTTGTAGTTGCCATTCATCATGTATGTTAGCTACAAACATAGCATCAAGTGTATTAAGTTTTATTAACTGATATAAGTTTATCATAGCTTGTTTCATAACAATAGCACCACTACCTTGTAGTAAAGTATTAAGAGCAGCATGTTGACTTCTTACATAAATCTTTCTGCCGTCAATACCTTTTAAGAATCCTCTATTAGCAGCTTGTTGTACTCTATCTCGTAGTTTCTTTAAAGCTGGTAAGTTAGTAAAGAACCTTTGTTTTAAAGCTTTACCTTTCTTTATATCTCCATTAATAATACTACCTATCTTTGCATCTCCTGCACCATAAACTAATGCATATATAAATGTCTTGGCTTGGTCTCTAGTCTGTAGACCTGCAAGTTCTTGATTAGTAGAATGTATATCTCCATTAATTACTTCTTCAATATAATTAGCATCATTCATATAATGAGCTAACATTCTAAGTTCAAGACCACTAGCATCTATACCTACAAGTTTATATCCTTCTGGTACTGTCCAACAAGCCCTACATTCTTTACCAAAAGGACTATGTATATTAGGAACTTGAGCCATGTTAGGATTTCTATGTGTCATTCTACCTGTAATAGTTCCATTAGGTATTACACTACCATGAACTCTATCTTCTTTTAGTTCATCTATCCATGATGATACTTGAGCTATACGCTTTTGATATAATAAGAAGTCAGCTATAAGTTTAGCTTCTTTAATATGTGTTATCTTTTTAAGTGTAGCTTCATCTACAATAGGTTGTCCTGTAGGAGTAAACCTTTCAGGTTTCCAACCAAAGTCAATAAGATATTCTCCTATTTGTTTACGACTACCAAGATTAAATTCAACTAACTTCTGTCTCATAAACGATTGAGTATGGTCTGACTTTTGTATAGATTCATACTCTTCATCAGTAAGTCCACGCTTAGATAATGTCCCGTCTTTCTTTATATAAGGTGTAACTAACTTATCATCTACCCATTTAGGTTTAAATGTTTTCTGTACTTCATCTTCTACATCTGCCATGTTTTGTTTTAGTTTTGCTAACAAAGTCATAGCCTGTTTACTATCAAAATAAAATCCAGTCTTTTCTTGTTCAGACATAATAGTAGCAGTTAATTGTTCTAAATCAAAAGATTGTTTACTAAATCCTGCACCTTCTTTAATTAGATAATGATAAACTGCTTCATTAAGTTTAACATCTTGTTGACAATAATCTAACATCTCTGGTGTATAGTTATCAAACTCTGGTTGTTCTTGTTTAGGAACACCTAATCTATAACCCCAAGTTTTAAGACTATGCCCATTCTCTCTAACAGGATTGTATAACCTAGACATAACTAATGTATCTATTACATTACCTGAGTATTCAAAATCATATAATCTTTTTAATACTGGTAAATCAAAACCTATTATATTATGTCCTATTAAAGTATCAGCACTTGATAATAGTTTAAGAGCATCATCAAGTTCATCAGGTCCAAACTTATAAAAGTCTCCTTCTATTTCTTTGACTACAATACACCATACTTTAGTTGCATGTAAGTCATCTGTTTCTATATCAAAAATCATCTTCATTATTAAATGTGTCCTCCTCTGATACTTCGTGTAGTCTACCTGTTTCAGTATCATATTTTAAATGACAAGCCATTCCTGTATCTCCAGTATATCTTGACTTCAAGACTCTGACTTTAGTTATATTAGCTTCATCAGGATTTTCTGCCTGTTGATTTCTTTCTAATGCTATTACACAATCTGATAGTTGTGCAATACCTTGTGAGCCTTTAAGATGTGATAGTGAAACTTCAATACCTTTCTCGTGTCCTCTATCTCCTGCTGCTCTTCTTAAATGTGATACTAATATCATACCTACTCCTGTTTCTTCTACAAGACTACGCAATCTATTCATAAGCATATCAATACCTCTGCGTTCATCTCCTTCAGATAATACATTGACAAGCATATGTAAGTGGTCTACTACTACCCAATCACATTCACATCCTACAATGATATATCTTAATTTAGAAAAGATTTCATCTATGTCGGTTGCTCCTAAATGTGCATGAATAAATACTCTACCTTCTTGTATTGCATTATCAAATAAAGTGTGCAGTTCTTCATCAGTATATTTACTTCGTTTCTCTGATAAATATATTCTATCGTTAGCTTCAATAGATACAATTCCGTCAGCAGTTCTTAACCAATTCTCTTCTAGTGCTATGATACCTACATTATCATCTGTATTTTTAATAAGATGATGTTCTAGTTCTCTAGTTACACTAGACTTACCAAGACCTGTACCACCTGTAAGAGTAACAAGTTCTCCTTTACGCATACCATATAACTTCTTGTTCAATCCTTCCCAAGGATATGCAATACTTTCTTTTACTTCTCGATTGAGCCAGTCATTTTTCTTACTAGATAATTCCATAATTCCAGAAGGTGTATAAGTCTTAGCTTCCCACCATGCTGTTGAAAACTCTTGGAACTTTTTCTTAGCTAACATTTCATTAGCATCTTTATATCCATTTGGTAAGTTTATTATTTTAGCTTTACTTGGTTTAAGTATTCTTGCTACTTGCCTCGCAGCTTCTATACCTGCTTTGTCATTATCAAAACACAAGACTACATTATCAAAGCTTTCTACAAACTCAATGCTTTCTCGTATATCTTTAACAGCAGATGATGCACCTCGTTTGATTGATACAACACTAGATTTACCTTGCATCAATTCATAAACTGCCATAGCATCACACTCGCCTTCAGTTATAGTTAAATACTTACCACCTTTATTACGATACAGTTGTTCTCCAAACAATCCTGTTCCTTGAAATGTACCATTACATGAAAAGTTTTTATTATCTACATATCTAGTCTTGGTTGCAACTATTTCACTACCATTATAAAATGGATAGATATGTTGTTTAACTTGACTATTGTGGTCTTTAACTATCTTAACTCCATACTTTTTAGCTGTAGCTTCTGATATATTTCTATCAGTTAAAGCTCCATATATTCCTGTATATGAATTAAGAAAAGAAGTTTCAGGTTGTTTCATGGGTACAATAGTATTAGTATTTGTACTCATAGTATCTGCATTGTCATAGTCTGGAATAAAAGCATTACAGCTAAAACATTTTGCAGAGCCATTGCTATTAAGTGAAACAGCATCACTACTATCACACTTAGGACATGGTAATTTATGTTTAACAAATTGTGTATTCAATTCTATCTCCTATAAAAATGAGGCGTTGTATTTGGATTGTTCCTTTAAGTCCCATCCATAGTTTTAGGACACCTCGTTATAATTAAGAGTCTTCTTCGGTTGAAGCTTCCTCTTCCTTAATAGTTGGTCCACCGTCTTCTGTTGGTGTTTCAACTATAGCTTCAGGACAATCAGATAGTAATGTTTCAAGATTACCTTGATGTCCTTGTGTGGCATAGTTTAATGCTTCAGTTAAAGTATTTAATGTTCCCATTTTGTTTATACTAACACTAGCATTCATTCTGGAATCACTATTTTCTATCTTTGAAACATCATAAACTGTTTCGCCACTATCATTCTTGATGGTAATAATCATAATTAAAACTCCTCGTTATCATCAAAAAATTCTGACCCGTCTTCAGCTTTGTATTCAATAAGCTCAATGACTTGGACAGCTTGAAGGTCAAGACTTTTACCAGACTTACCTGCATACTCCCATTCATATTCACTACATTGAACTCTAACTTGAGAGCCATTACCTACAGCAAGGTTAATGTCTTGCTTGTTTTGGTCAATCAATCTAGGTGCATTCCTAACCATTCCATTAGGACCATTTACCTTACGCTTGATAACCAAAGCAGGACCTTCATCCATTTGCTTTACTGTATGTCCACGACCTGCAAAGTCATCTGCTGTCGCTTGGTCAACAACTAAATTGACTGTATACATAGGTTCAAAAGTCGTATTAGGTGTCTTAATACTTGCCCAATACGCAGTTCCATTTACTATCATATTTTCCTCCTTATGATATTAAGTTAATAAAAAGAGAGTTATGAGCCAACTACTCTCGGAGTTGTGGTAAGAACCAAACCTACTAATACATGGAGATAGAGGGCTAGTTCGGTTGCTCGTTTGTTCGCCATCCATAAATTGTATCAGCATTCTGTTCTGTTGTCAAGTGTTTTCTAAAAGATTATCTAATTTTATTACATCAATATTTTCTAATAATTCTATTACAAATTTTCCTTTAACTTCTTCAACAATATAAGGAATGTTTATATTATGTTCTTGTTGTAACCAATCTACACTTGTAGTAAATTCTCTGTATTCTTCTTTAGTCATTGTTGCTTTCATTTTTTTTTTTCCTTATTTTAATAAGTATAAAAACCATATACAAATTAACATACCTAACATAGATATTTTCATTAATAAATCATGTGTCATCTTCCTTGTCCTCTATATGCTTTATAACTTCTTCGTTTATTTTTGTTCATGTGAGCTGTTGATATTTTAACACCTCTAGAACGACCTCCTGTGCCTTGTGATGTAACTTTTTTAATATGCTCTATACTTTGTATTACTTTAGTTCTTAATGCCATTATATTTCTTTACCATATTTATCATAAAAATATTCACACCATTCATATTCTTTTTCGTGTTGAACATTTAAAGCAATTATAGTAACAAGTAATGCTATGATAATTCCTATGTAATTAAAATCTTTTATACAAAATATATTTTTTAGTTTATTCATTTTTTATCTCCTTATTTATATAGTTTATAAAGTGTTTAATGTTTGAACTAAAAGAGTTTCATCAATTTCTTTTCTTAAATCTCTTAATTCTTTCATATTAACATTTGAAAGACTCCATTTTTTAGAATCTTTAGTTCTAGTTATGTATAATATATCCTCAATACTATCTATGTTTATCATAGTATCAATAGCAGATACTATATGATTACAATATGTTTTTAGTATATCTTCTTTACCATTAATAATTACTTTTATTTTATATTCATCCACCTGTTTTCTCCTTTAGTTCTTTATAAGTTTTAATGTCTGGATATTTTTTTAGTTGTTTCATTATCCATTTATCTGTCATGTATGACAAATGTAACTGTCCTCCACCAAACACATGAGTTTGTTCAGGTAATAAACCCTCCACATTATCAACAGTAATAGTATTGGCTTGGTCTTCAGGTAATAGTTCCCTCAACCATTCAACTTGTATAGGTTTTATTTTTTTTCTTAATTTTTTTAATTCTTTTGTGTTCATTCTAATACTTTAAATTCCATATAAGGTGTTTCTCTATGTCCTTCTGGCAACCATTGTACCACATCTTCTATCTCTTGTAAAGATAAAGTTGTAGATATACTATTACCTTCATCATCATGCCCCATGATAAGACCTTTACCTGCTAAAGGTTTACCATAGATAGTAAAGTATCTGTTATCTTTTAACAGTCCTTCATCATCAACATATAAATCATCTTTATCTGATAGTGCTACAATATCAAATGTAGTACACTCTGTCAACAGATATATGTCCTCTATATTTCCTAGTATGTTTACCTCTTTGATTGTTTCATCAAATGGATTTATTAATATTCCTTTCATATTGTTATCCTCCCGTTTT